CCCCAACACCACCGCCAGCGGAGCTAGCAGACCCCGTGGGCAGCCCGTTAGGTCCGATCTCAGTTCCGGCAGCAAACCCAGCGCCAATCCCAGGTGCAGCACCGACCGCAGGAACGGCGCCGCTGAGAGTGCCCACACCGCCACCAGCCGCAGACGCAGGGCCGGTCAACAGCCCGTTAGGCGCAACCTCGGCGCCGGCCGGCAATGCTGATCCTGCGCCACCAAACCCACCCGTGAGTGCAGTCCCGCCCGCAATCAGCGCCGCGATCGTCGCCGCGCCCTGCTGCATCCGCGTCTGCTGATCGTCCCGACGGTCCGCAATCTCCTGCTGGTCCGTCGTCGTCCACACCTGACCCGGACCCGTGAAGAACGTCATCGGCGCGCCGCCGTTCTGCGCCAACTCCTCCGGCGTGAAATGCCGAACCCCGGTGTTGCCGTATTGGTCGGTGAGACCGCTCCAACCGAAATCGACGTTCGCGCCTAATGACGGATCGCCCTCGGGGTTGTACTGCGCGTTGTAGGCCATCTGCGCCGCGAACAGCGCTTGCTGATCGACCGTGCCGTCAGGACGCATGAACTGCGCGATGTTCGGCGGTTGCGGGCCGAATTGCTGCGCGGTCAGCACACTGTCGGGAACCCAGCCAATGCCTTCAATGTAGTACATGGGCTACCTTACAGACCCGATGCCATCTCGTAGTGAACCCTGACGCCTTGGTAGAGATCGCTCGCCGCCGACGTGTCGGTCAGCTGCAACGAGTGGTAGCGCCCCGTCTGTCTCAGTCGGTACAGATGAGACCGGAGCGGGGCCGATGCCGCGGTGTATCCGGACGTCGTACTGAGATCGATTCCCGTCGCGGCCATCAGCGCCTTGCCAGAAAGACTGATCGAACTGCCTCGCCCCAACGGCTCGAGCCCGAGAATCCGCGTGATCCCATCTGCGAGCTCGAAGAATCCAGTCCTCAAGCTAGTTGGGACTGCGGATTGATCGGTGAACGACACGAGCTTGCGGCTTGCGTTGAACGAATACGGAAGCTCTAACGCAGCCGCCTGAGCGGCGTGATTCCTTACCGAATAGAGCACCCCGCTCTGCGCGCCCGTCGCAAGCGAGATGATCGAAAATCGCTGATAGGGTATGTGGTAGCACAGTACGTAAGACTGCCCGGCCGTGTTCCACATCACCGTCGAGGTTCGCGAGTCGTACGCGACGCTCACGCCAAACGGACTCACCGCCTCCACTTGCGACAAGAAATCGCGAATGATGGCGTCTTCGATCTTCCCTCCGGACAGGTTTTCGACCGTGTACCCGTCCGTTCTGAAAATCCCAAGCGCCGAGGCGTAGTAGCAATGGCCACTGACCATTACTGCGCTATTAGGGAAACCAGTTCCACGCGCGCGCTCGAACGTGTCGAACTGATAGACGACGTTCCCGCCGACATACGTCATGCGCGTGATGCCGGAGATCTGAAACACCAGTCCGAATTTCTCGCCACCTACTAGGTCGGTGACGAAGCCAAGCTCTTTAGGTAGTTCCTGGCTACCGGCTTGCTTGGCTAAGGCCGACGCAGTGCCTGGCTCCGGCCAGCACCCTGGATCACCAATCTCACCCCACTGCACCATGTAGCCATTGGTCGAGAGCTTGCCGAGCACGACATGATCGCGAACTCTCGCGACAACGGCCGCGATCGGCGCCTCGCTGTCAAGGTCGGCGAAGTTATCGGTGACTGCCGCAGTGATGAGCTTCGATTGCGGGTTGTTGACCCCATTGACAGCGATGACGTAGTCGCCGAATAGCGCGAAATCCCAAAAAGCGCTCGACGTGTACGACGTCCCGGAGTTGTCGTTCCAAGTCGCGCCGATGTCTGAACTCTCGTATAGAGCAGTCGCCGTCCCGGCATAGTGACGCGCGGTCGTGACAATCGAAAACCCAGCCGCCCCAACAGCGGTGGCCGCAAGCACCGCGGCCGAAGCAACTTCCTCGTCGACCACCGTCGGGCGATAACCCGCTGTAGTCGGGCGTACGTTGTTCGCTTGGATCAGATACCCAATATCGCTGGGAAACGGAAACCCGCCCCTGTCAGGCGCGAACTCGCCGAACAGAATGTCCTTGGACTGCATTAAGGAGTAGCGCCCGCAATGCGAGAGGCAAGAGGACCGCCGCGGCGACTCGCTAGCTGCGACTTGTTCAGTCCGTCTCGAGCGGCGATGTACTTCGCTTCCCACACGGCGACACGCTCGTCAGCCAAGAGAAACGGCGACGCTTCACTCAGCGCGGAATAGAGGTAGATATCTGGCGCGCGGGTAAGCAAGGTGTTCGTGGCCGTTGTCGCCAACGCCACGATTTGCGCGTAGTACTCGATCTCGGCCGTGTAGTCTTGATCGGCCTCGCTGTCGAACTCGATTTGCTCGTGGATAGCGAAGAACCGCGGCGTCTGCGCATCGTTCACGCTCCGCTGCGTGAGCTCGTGCATGCTCACCTCGACCAAGTCTGGGTAGTACCTGCGCCCAGACGTCACATCGTGGATCTTCAGGCGCAAATACCGATGTTGCAGAAACCCTGAGGGCAAATTGACAGCCCTGTCGCCGTCAGAAATCGCCAAGTCCTCCACCGAAATCATCTCGCGCGTGCGGACCTCGCGCTTGATCCGCGCCTCGCCGAGCTGAATGAACTCCGGAATGCGCGACGTCAGATCGGACCGGTCAAGCCAATTCGCCACCGCAGCCTGAAGCTCGGTATAGTTACTGATGGCCATTCGTATGCCTCAAAAGGAAGGGGCCCCGAAGGGCCCCTAACCGCTACTCCGCAATGACCTTCGGTCTTCGTCCGCGACGCTTCTTGACGACCGTGGACGTTGCGGTCTCCGAGCTCTCTTGCGAAAGCGCGGGTGACACTACGACCGCAGCGACATCGTCCGGCATCGGCGCATCGACACGCTTCATCCACTTGGGCGAAAAAAGCGCATCTGGAACGTCGAACTCTTGGCCAGGATCACGCAGCTTCACGTAGAAGCCGCGATGAGTAGCTGTGACGCGCATGGACTACACGCCCCCGGCGACGCTCGTGTCCTGGTTCCCGGCCGTAACTCCGGCCGTGACCTGACCCGCAGTCGCGTTGGAGCCAGCGACGGTGTAGTACAACCGGACGTACCGATGCTTCACCCCTTTCGGGATGAAGTGGATCGGAAACTGATAGCCAGCGATCAACTGCGCCACCGGGATCGCTTCCGACTCCAGCACCGTGTCGACCTGGCCGCCGAACGCTTCCGTGTCCGATGACTGCACCGCGACCTTCAAGCTCGTCAGCGTCGCAAACGCCACCGTGACTTGGATCAACAACGGAATCGGTACGCCACGCCCGATATCCCGGTTGAGGGGATACGGCGCGCCCTTGACCGTTTCCGGAGCACCCAAGTCGATGACGTTCGACGATGCCGCCGACCCCGTAATCGCCTGATCGTTCGAGAACAACTGTTGCTGTGAAAAGATCATCTTCCTCTCCTTACGACGCGCCGATCGTGTCGATCACGCGGGCCTCGGTGTTGACGATGGCGTCGACCTGACGCACCGGTATGCCCCGATACGCCATGACTTCCTTGCCATCGACCTCGGTCGGCTTCAGCCGCACGAAGCTCGCGGTCGTTCCCGTGGTCGGCGTGGTGTCGGCATCCAACGCTTCCAGAACGTCGGCATTGCAGTAGATCGCCATCTTCCCGCCTTCGACGCGGTGCTTGTTGAACCTCCAGAACGCCTTGCGCATGTAGCTGTAGATGTCCACGCTGCCGGCCTGGAGATTGCTCACGTCGATGTTTGCGACGCGGACGACCTTGCGCCAATCCCGAACCGCGAGACCGAGGTGCCATCTGAATAGCTCCTCGAGCACGTAGTAGGGGTTGGAGCTGCCGTCGAGAACGCGCTGTCGCCCCTGGTCTTGCCGAGTGACGCCGGCCTTCGTGCCTTCCGGATAGAGCAGATGGCACTCGGTGTCGCCCCACGGCACGAACCAGATCGACGTGTTGTCCGATCCAGTGCCTCCGGCGTCGACGATCTGGCCACCATTCGGAGCGCCCAAATCGCTGAACCGCGGCGCGAAGCCCATGAACTGCTCTGGATCGGTTGCGGTGTTGCCGTAGAACAGGCGCGTCGCTGCCTCCTGCGCCATCGCCTCCAGAAACGCCTCGGCCTCCGACATCCGAAGGGCGTTCGGATTCTTCGTGATCTCGAGCAAGCGCTCGTCCACCGTGGACAGCGCCTCCACGAAACCAGTCGTGTCGTAGACCTGCGCGGTTTCTGACTTCGACTGCGGGATACCCTGGTAGAGACGGCCCCACGCGACGGACGGAAGTCCGGTGCGTACGGTCGTCAGATGCCGCGTACCCGAGTTGCACTCGATCGCAATCGCGTCTTCGAGCACCGCGTTCTTTTTCTTCAGCAGTTCGATGATGACGGCAGCTTGCCGAGTCTCATCCTGACGCTTGTAGGCATCGATCAAATCAATGAACGTTGCACCAATGGTTGACATTGGCTCTTACTCCTTAAAGTGGGTGGGCAAAAGCTCGCCGCCCAACCGGTCGGTTTCCGG